TGGCGGGCCGCTAACCCGCATGGATGCTCACTCTCGCTTCAAACGGCTTCGCGTTTGAGGATCGAGCCGCTTGACTAGTTCAGGTTGGTGTGCAACGCGCGTGAGACCGACACTCAAACACTCAAACACTTGTCTCGAGAGACCCATTCAATAGCGCCTGGCAACAGGTGGTCTGGTTGACATAACGCCCGACATGTCCCGTAGGGCTAAGTGGTATGGTCTCGCGCCGGAATCACGGCCGAAAGCTTTGCCGTGTGATTGGGCGAATGCGGGCAACGGCGAGCTGCTGGCTTCCGAACGAAGCGGCGAGGCTGCCTCACCCTCGATTGCCTGGTCGGACGCCTGCCTGGGCGCTGGCCGCGAGCGCGGCCCGAAACTCTGGGGGCCTCCCACCCCCGACTCCGGGTCGTGTGGTTTGAAAATGAACCCTCCCCGCATCCCCCACTTGCAAACCAATGTTAGGTCGGGCACATGGCCTTGCCGCCTGCACTCACACAGTGCTTGCCGACGAGGTGTTAGCCATGGCACACTGCACTGCCTGCCGAGGTGCCGGGTGGTGACGGGCCATCCGGGCGAGCGCCTTGGTGGGCATCCCGCCATCTCCCGCCAGGAGCACGCCATGACCCCCATCTCCGACCGCGCCGGCATCCTGCGCGCGCAACTGTCTCCCAAGCCCACGCCTGCCCCTCAACCGGTGGCGCCGGCACCGAGCTCGCCTCAGGGCTTGGGTGTGGTGCGCGGCAATGACCACCGGCTGGGCGACTTCAGTGGGAGGCTGGCGTGAGCCGGGCCGAGCTCGGGGGCATGATGCCGGTGCTCACGGAGGCCTACCACTCGGTGGCTGGGCAGCCTGCGGCGGCACTCGGTGGCTCCACGCTGGCTGGTGGTCCGGTGCCTGTTCCACGTGGAACGACGCTGCTGGAGTTCATCGACGACCGGATCCGGGGGATCGATGCGGAACGCAACCGGCTGTGCATGCTGAGGGACCAGCTGACGGCGGCCGACTGCAATCCTGAGGTGGATGTCATCCGGCGGGTGCTGGGGTGACGGCCACGCTTCAGTCGCTGGTCATGACGCAGGAGGAGTACGCGAGTGCGCGGAGAGCCTATGCGGCGGACTGCCGACCGGTTCAAGGAGAGCTCGTGGAGCTGGCGTCTCGGGTGGAGCGGTACGTGGACGGCGAGGCGGTCTATGAGCCTGAAGCCGCGGCACGACGTCGGCAGTTGCTGGGCAAGCTGGACGAGCTCTACCGGTTGCACTTCCCTCTGAGCCTGTGCGGGTGCTGCAGCCGGGCGCTGTCGGACTGCCTGTGCCCGGATGACTAGCATGCCCACGCTGCGCATCAAGGACATCGCGCCCCACTTGGCGGGTCGGATGCTTCCGGCGCTGTTCTCGGCCGCTCCCGAGTTCAAGAAGCCGAGATTCCCAGGTGATCCGTGGGCGGTTCAGCCCCATTGGGCTGCGTGGCACTGGATGCACACGACGGAGTGCGGCGAGCCAAACCACATCGGCAGCAGCAAGTCCTGGACGATCTCGATCGGGCTGCGAATCATCGGCGAGCCGCCTCAAGGAACTCTGTTTTGATGGTCGAAGTCGACTTCGGCGGTACCCCGGCCGACCTCCCATCAGCACCAACGCCGGCCCACGTACCGGGTCTGCACACGCTCAACCAGCGCCACTCGACCAACGACCAGACGGAGTTGCTGAGGGGGCTGAGCCAGGATCGGGCGGTGGCGAGCGCGGTGCTGTTTCCTCATCGGCATCCGCAGGCGACGCCGCGGTTTCACATCGAGATCATGGACTTGTGGGCGGCGGCTGACGAGTTCGTGGCGGTGGAGGCGTTCCGGGAGGGGGCCAAGTCGACGCTGAGCGAGGAGTTCCTGCTGCTCGAGGCGGCATACGGCAACTTTTCCTACGCGCTCATCTTCGGAGAGACCTACACCAAGGCGTGCCAGCGCCTGGCTGCCATCAAGCACGAGGCGACTCAGAACGGCAAGCTCCAGGCGCTGTTCGGCCCCCTCAAGGGCGACACCTGGGGCGTGGACACCATCGTGCTGTCCAACGGCGTCCGGCTCGAGGCGCACGGCTGGGAGGAGGAGATCCGCGGCTACAAGTGGCTGGACGCCCGACCCGATCGAGCCTACCTCGACGACATCGAGAACGAGACCAACACGCGCGACAAGGCGGCGGTCGACGCCATGTGGCGGAAGCTGAACATGCAGCTCATCCCGGCGCTCGACCGCATCAAGCGCAAGGTGCGCATCACGGGGACTCCGCTGCGGGACGACTGCCTGCTCGCGCGCTGCGAGAGCTCGCCGGAGTGGGTCGTGGCCAAGTTCCCGGTCTGCTACGTGCCCATGCAGCCCCTCATCACGGGCGTGGACGCCATCCAGCATCCGGACGCCGTGGCCATGTGGCCGGAGCGCGTGCCCATGGAGACGGTAGTTCGTGGCGACGGCTCGATGCTCAAGGGCATCCGGGAGGAGTTCCGGAGGTGGTCGGAGGACGGGCTGGCGCGGGAGTTCGTGCAGGAGTACATGCTCATCTCGGCGCAGACTCAGGGCAAGCCGTTCGTGGAGTCGGACGTCGTGCAGCAGGACTACGACCCGCCCGGGTGGCTGCGCAAGGTGGCGATCTTGGACCCGGCCCGCACGGTCAATCGCAAGACCTCCGACCGGACGGGTCACTGCGTGCTCGCGCGCATGGGCTCGACGCTCTACGTCTACGAGTCGGGGGGCGAGTATTGGAAGCCGGACGAGATCGTGTCCGGGGCGTTCGAGCTGTCGGCCGACCACGGCGACTGCGAGGTCGCCATCGAGCGCAACTCCCTCGACGAGTGGCTGATGCAGCCGCTACGGGTGGAGATGATGCGCCGCGGCATCGCACTCGACCTGATGCCCATCCTGGCGCCGCCGGACCGCTCCAAGGAGCAGTTCATCCTGGGCCTGCAACCGTGGTTCAAGGCCGGCGACATCGTGCTCGTGGGCCCGCGCGGCAAGCACGCCAAGCTGCTGGCCGAGATCGCCAACTTCCCCTCCGGCAAGCGCGACATCCTCAACACGCTCGCCTATGGCCAGCGCGTGTTCGGCGGCGCGCCGGTCTATCCGGAGTTCGGCCCGGACAACATCGTCACCGACCCGATGCCCACGCAGCAGTCGCAGCTGGCCGTCAGCGTGCACGCCACCTCGAGCGAGGTCTGTGCGGTGCTTGTGGCCATGGACGGCCGGCGCGTCACGGTGCTGGCGGACTGGACCAGCTCGCTGGCGGCGGGCGATGCAGTCAAGGACATCGCGGCGCTGGTGCGCGCGGCATTCCCGGGCCGGCGCTGCACCTGGTGGGTCGCGGCCGACGTCTACGACCAGGCCGGGCGCGTGGCACTCGTGGAGGCGCTGCGCCAGGCCAAGCTCGAGGTTCACCGCGGCGCCTACATCATCCAGTCCAAGGGCCAGCTGGCCGACATGCTCAGGACGTCCATCGAGCGCAAGCGCCTGCTGCTGGTGGGCGACACGTGCAAGCACACGCTCAACGCGCTGGCGGGCGGCTACCGCGTGGCGGTGGGGCCGGACGGGCGCGCCAAGGGGGAGCCGGAGAAGAACGTCTCGGCCACCCTCATGCAGGCGCTGGAAGTCTTGACACATGAGGTTGAGCACGGGCACACTGCGGACACACTTCCTGATGGGTTCGGTAGCACGCATAATGCGCACGGTCAACCCTACTTCTCGGCGCTGAGGCGCTAACACCGGAGTCCATCCATGGCCATCAGCCGATCGCACGACAAGAAGTCCCCATCGCAGAACCCGACGTCCTTCTACAAGGGCGAGCAGCAAGGCGGCGCCTACGGCAAGGCCACCTCGGTGCCGGACAAGCTCACCGGTGGGCCGATGCGCGAGAAGGTCTATGGCGGTGGTGGCGCCGGCTCGACCAACAAGAGCAAGTGACATGTCCAAGGGTGCCGTCGCCAAGGACAAGGTGAAGGTCAAGGATCTCAAGGGGTCGTTCGGCCGCATTGCGGGCAAGAAGAACGAGCCCGACATGTCGCCTCCGAGCAAGCGCCCTGGCGCCGACGCGCTCAAGCGCAAGCTCGAAGGCAAGAAGCTCTGACGCGCCGCGCCCGCTGATGGCCGTCGACAGGAAGGCCAAAGGGAAGGCCAAGAGCAAAGCCAAGGCGCCCAAGGCCATGACGGCTGCGGGCGTTGAAGCTGAGAAGCTGGCTGCTGCGTCGGGAGACGACGGCAAGGACGCCAAGGTGGAGAACTGGGCTGACAAGCCCGACTCCGACACCTACGACGAGGCCAGCAAGCTCTACGAGAAGGTCAAGAAGGCCTTCGACAACAAGCAGGCGCAGATCGACGACTGCGAGGACTTCTGGGGCATCTACTCCGCTCAGCCCTCGGAGAACCAGCAGTACGCCGGCAACAGCCAGTGCTACATCCCCGCCGTCCGTGACGCCATCAATGCGCGCGTGAAGCGGTCTCTGTCGCAGCTGTTTCCGACCAACCACAAGCACGTGGACGCGGTGGGCCCGACCGAGAAGGATCCGGCGCCGGTGCTGGCGCTCATGGAACACTACATCCGCACAACCAAGCTCAAGAGCGTGGTGCGGGCGGACATGACGGCCGGGGATGTGACAGGGCAGTGGAACCTGTACGTCGACTGGAGCAAGTCGTACCGCACAGTCACTGAGATCGTCAAGAAGCCACCCGTTTTCACGAGCGAGGAAGGCGTCGAGGTCGAGGATCCGACGGACGAGGAAGGCGGCACGGAGAAGATCGAGGAGCGCGAGGTCATCACCGAGGGTCCGGACATCGTCCCGATCGCCACTGAGGACCTGGCCGTGTACCCGCCCACGTGCGACGACATCGAGAAGTCCACGGCCTCGGCGGTCAAGCTGCGCATGTCCAAGGAGAAAGTGCAGCAGATGATCGACGACGGCGTGTTCGTCGGCCCGGACGCGGACGAGCTCGTCGACCTCATGGCCAAGCCCGATGGCGCGCGCGATCGCAAGGTGCCGGCCAAGAAACGCTCCTCGGACGCGGGCGTCAAGACCGAGGGCACGTGGAAGTACGCGCTGATCTACGAAGTGGCCTGCAACCTGGACTTTGGCAACGACCGCAAAGAGGCGGCGTTGGTCTATTTCGCCGGTGATAACCAGATCGTTGGCATCATCAAATCTCCTTGGTGGTCGGGTCGCCGCCCAGTCATTTCCGCGCCAGTCGAGAAGATCACCGGCTCTTTCTTCGGCATCTCCAAGATCGAGGCCGTCAAGTACTTGCAGTGGAACCTGAACGACTTCTGGAACATGGGCATGGACTCGGCGCAGTACGCGCTGCTGCCCATCATCATGACCGACCCACTCAAGAACCCGAACTACCAGTCGATGGTGATGGGCTTGGCGGCAGTCTGGTTGGCGGACCCGAATTCGACCAAGTTCCAGGAGTTCCCTGCCCTGTGGAAGGACTCGATGCAACTGTGCAACGGCATCAAGGCGCAGATCTGGGAGTCGATGGACGTCAACGAGGCGATGATGGGCAAGATGCCCGCCGGCCGGAAGAACAACCAGCTCGTGGGCAACATGCAGCAGGAGCAGCAGATCAACATCACCGACCATGCCAAGCGGTATGAAGAGGAGATGCTGAACCCGGTGCTCGAGCGCATGTTTGAGTTGGACCAGCAGTTCCGCACCGAGGCCATCACGGTGCGCACCCGCGGTGAGCTGGGCGCGCGCGCGGCCGCGGAGGTGGTCGAGCCCCAGGCGTTCGACCAGACGTGGAGCTTCAAGTGGCTGGGGACGAGCTTCCAGACCAACATGCAGCGCATGCAGCAGATGATCTCGATGATGAACGTCATCCGGGGCATCCCGCCGCAGCAGTTGGACGGCAAGCGGCTCAACGTCGCACCCATCGTGGAGTTCATGGTGGAACAGGTCTGCGGCCCCGAGATCGGTCCGCGCATCCTCATCGACGACCGCAACATGTTCACGATCCCGCCGGAGCTGGAGAACGACATGCTCCATAACGGCATCCCGATCCTGACGCACCAGGCCGACGACCACATGGCGCACATCAAGGCGCACAACGAGGCGGCCAAGCACACGACCGACCCGAGCGGCTACTACCGCACGCACATCCAGCTTCACATGAAGGCGCTGCAGGAGAAGATGCAGCAGCAGGCGGGACAGCAACAGGGCGCGCCGGGCATCCCCGGGGGCGGTCAACCTGGTGTGGCGGGAACACCCAAGCCGGGCGGTCAGGTCGGACAACCGAGGCCTCAAGGACCACCGGGCGGAATTCACGCAGACGCTATGCCAGGCGCACCAGCGCGCTAACAGGAGACGATCATGCTCAGAGGGGACGCTCCCAGCTTCAGGTTCGTGGCCTTGGCGCCATCGACGGCCAACTCTCCGGGCAACAAGGGTGACATGTTCGTCGACGCCGTGGGCGGGTGGCTGTACATTTGCTACGCCGCTAACTTGTGGCAACGAGCATCCATCTCACCATTCTGAGAGGCCCCATGAAACGTATTTTCCTTGCGATTGCGCTGCTCCTCTCGTCTCAAGCTTGGGCCTGCGACTACGAGCTCCGCATCGTTCAGCGCGATGCGACCGACAGCGGCACCTTCACCCGCCAAATCTGCCCCGTCAATGGGGGCACTCAGCCCTCCCTGATGGTGCAAGATCCGTTCACGGGCCAAGTGCAGATGGGGCAACTGGTCGGCTTCACGTGGGACGGGACCACGCTGACAGCCACTGGGACTCAGGCCGACTGGAATGCGACGACCGGCGGTGCGGTCATCTTGAACAAGCCCACGTTGTCTGCCGTCGCGACGACGGGCGCCTATTCCAGCCTAACAGGCACTCCGACGCTTGCAACGGTCGCCACCAGCGGCAGCTATACCGACCTGAGCAACAAACCGACCATCCCGGTCATCGCGGCGCGCGTCTTCAGCTATCCGACACGTGCGCTTTCCACGTGTTTTCAAGTCTCGAGCAGTCGCGACGCACAGGTCACCTACGCCGTTGACGTCACCACGACGTTGACTCTGACGACGGGTCAGCAAGGATCGGTTGCCTTGCGTACCTACACCGACAGCGCGTGCACGCTCGGTGGCCAGACCGTCATCAGTGGCGCAAGCGGTCTACCTGCGGCGCTGTCGGTGACGGTGGGTCTGTCCAACCTGGGGACAGTCAGTCTGCCGTCAATTATCCCGGCCGGCGCATGGGTCAGGATCGAGACGACCAGCACCACCGGAACGCCGACTTTTGCGGCGCGCCAAGGACAAGAGGTGTTGCTCTAACATGCCGATCGAGCAGAACGGCGCCATGCTTAACGCGGATGCCCTCGCGAGGGCTCTGCGTGCTGCCGGATCGACCGCCAAGGTGACGGTTGACGGCGCCATGGACAGCGCGGGTTCCGTCACGCGTGCCATCGTGGCTCTCGGCGGAAAGTTCGGCATCGAGCATCAGGGCGCCAACCTCAATTCGGACGCGGTGCAGAGAATTCTGTCGACTGGGTTCTCGACGCCGGCGGTGTTGCCTCCCGTTCCCAATGGCGGCATGATGTCGCTGACCGTCCTGAATACGACCCCCATCGACCCGCTCGTAGAGCAGACCAGCGGCAACACGGTCGGAACCAACGGCTCCGGCTGGGTCGCAATCGTCGTTCTTAAGGGGATCACGAGCCTCGTCGGAACCTGCGTTCCCAGCGCGCTGACGCTCTCCGTCACCGATCCTGGCTTCGACTCGAGCGGTAACGTCACGATCGTCTCGCGCACCATCGTCGGTGTGTCTCAGTTGCGCCGCCAGTACCCCAATGGGGCGTCGATGATGATTTCGACGGACGGCACGAATCTGACGCTCTACATCACCCTAAGCGACTGGATCTACACGCCCACGACCATTGTCTCGGCGACCATCGGCAGCACGTTCTACACCGGTGCTACGGCTGGCAACACCGGCGCGACCTACGCGAACCTGTCGCAGACCGCATACACCAAGCCGCTGTTCGGCTGGCTCAACCCTCAGAACGACACGGTGACGGCTGCCACGGCCGCCGCCTATCCGGTAGAGGGTGTCGCGATGCACCGCCATGCCCGCAACGGCCAGCAAGTCGCTTGCATCCAGTACAGCGTGACCGATGGCACGCTGACGACATCGCCCGCGCTCGTGGGTGCTCCGACGCTGTCGACTCGCCAGACGCAGGGCCAGGTCATCGAGACGTGGGCGGCCAGCCTCAACCTGTCCACGCTCGCGCAGTCGACCGCAGGCAACCTGTGCACGGCCAATGCCAAGGTCTACCCGTGGCTGGGTGATTCGACCGCCGTCATGGACTTGTCGGTCAGCGGCTATGCGTGGCCGACGTCGCTCCCGCTGACAAAGCTGAACCTGTTCAATGACCGCACCGGAGCCTACGGCGGCGGCTATGCCTACGTCCAGGCCGGCGCCGGCGGGACGCCACAGGTGAGCGCCACGCCCGCAACCGCGCGCGCCAATCCGTACGCGACGATCGCACTGGCCTCGACGGCGCTGCGGGCCTGGAACAACACCAACCGCGCCCACAACGACCTCGGCGGCGGCACGATCCGCCTGATGGACAACGCCGGCGCGGCGCAGACGCACACCATCGCGGGTGCTCTGGTGAACGCGGGCGGCGCGACCTGGTGGGTCTGCGAGGCTGATCCGCTGAACACCGGTGTGGTCACGATCAACTATTCCGGCACCGGCTCGCTCTCGAACATGAGCCGCTTCCGCAATCTGACGCTGGCCACCGGCGGCGGCAGCAGCTTCATGATCGTCGGCCAGGGCGTCGCACGCGAGATGACGTGCTGCGAGAACGTGACGTTCGACTCCACCGCGGCGGCGGGGAGTGCTGTCTCGCAACTGGCGATGAAGTACCTCTACAACGTCACGATCAAGGGCGGCCGGATATTGAACTTCGGCAACATCGCGCCGGCCACCGACAACATCCCGATCTGCCTGGGCATGGTGTCCACGACGGCCAACGACAAGATGCAGTCGACGAGCGATCAGCCCAAGCTTTTCCTCGGCTGCAGCATGCCAGGCTTCGTCACGACCGGCGACAGCCACGCGACGGGCGACGGCGACGACGGACGAATCCTCTACAACAACCGGTTCTACCGCGGCCTCGTGCTGCACACCACGGTTGCCACGCTGCCGTTTGGCTTCGCCAATGTGCAGAACCTCTACGAGAACGACGGCCTGGACAGCGGCAACCAGTCCATGAACATGTTCGCGGACGGCGACTTGACGACCGTCACGAACTACATCGAGTTCCACAACACCGCGGTCGGCAATCGCTGCTCGCGCATGTACAACGACCAGCCGAACTCCCAGCTGTCGCCGTCTGGCGTGCTGAAGATGGGCGCGTCCCGATACAACATCTGGGACGACTACAACATCAAGGCCGACACCTACCAGGTCGCGAGCGGCGGGTCGCTCGGTGGACTGTCGTACACGTACAGCGTCGGCAACGAGGGCAACGTTTGCCTGTTCGGCGACGTGAGCCGGGCTGCAACGGTGGCGCCTCACAACGACAACAGCGCCGCGACGTTCCTGGGCAACGCGTGGTTGCCGTCGTCGGAATACAACCTGTTCCGCACCGCGCTGGGCTTCACTCAGGCCCAGATCATGGCGATGTTCACGAACTACACGGTGGGACCGCAAGCCTCGCCGTTGATCGGCGGGACGTACACGCTAGTTGCTGGAAATGCCAACCTCAAGGGCCGGGTCCCTGCAGGCAACGCGGTGCTTCTGAAGGACTTCGCGGGCAGTGCACGCAAGAACGATGGCACGGGCGCGGCTGGCTGCTACGAATCGCCATGATTCTCCAAACCAACCTCCCTACCTTCGGCGCGAGCGTCGGCCCCTTCGTCGTCCTGGGCCGCTATGCGACTCTGCTGGAGGGTTTCGAGCGCGATGCCATCATCGCCCACGAGCAAGGACACATCCATGGCCGCCACGCGCTCAAGAGGTTGGGAAGGCTGGTGTCGATGCGATGGTCTGACCTGATGGACGTCTGTCGGCAGCAAGAGTTGGAGGCAGACGCGCATGCAGTTAGCCAGGGTCACGCACTGGGCCTGATCTCGTTCCTTGGCAAGGTCAGACCTCCCCACAAAAGTGCACTTCACCCCACTCCCGGCGAGCGGATCGAACACATCATGAGGCTTCTGGCCCAGGAGATTCACCATGGATAGTTGCGCTGCTTTCAGGCCCAAGGGGGCTACAACTGTCATCGCGGCGGCGGCCACTGCCCCTCCACCGATTCAGATCGGCGGCCCGGTCTCTGGCGATGTCGCGATCATGGTGTACAACTCGGGCGCAGTCGTCGCGTTCCTGGCATATGGCCCAAACGCTGCTACTGCCACAGCAAACGCCGTCGCCCCGATCGCTGGCACGCCGTCCAACACCATCCCAATCCCGCCTGGCACTCAGACGTTCACGCTCACGGGGAACCTCTGGTACACCGCCGTCGCGGCGAGTGCAACCACGCTGTACGTGACACCCGGCGAGGGCATCTGAGCTTGACTCAACCGTTACATCTCGCATATAACCCCTCAACCGGAGAAACCCCATGCACATTGCCGCCGCCCTGGCGCTAGTCATCGCCGCAGCCGCCCTCGATTTTTTGGGCAAACTGCTCTTTCCCCGGATCATCGTGGCGCAACCGCGCGGGATGACACCCGACAAGTCCTCGATGTGGGGACTCAACGCATTGCTGGCCAACATCAACCAGTACGCCCTCATGCCTCAGCCGGCGATTGCCACGTCCGGCACCGCTGTGGCGCTGTCGGGGAGTCAGTTCACGGCTGGCGTCGTCTTGCTGACGGCCGGCGCATCCGGAGCGTTCACGATCAACTTGGCTAGCACGGCCGCCATCATCGCAGCCCTTGGCCCGACCATCCCGATGGATGGAACGTACGGCGAGCCCATCTTCGTTCAGAACAACGGCATCGGCCAGACGGGCACCATCACCGCGGGCGATGCGGGCACGACGCTCAGTGGAACGATGACCATCGCGAGCAATACCACGCGCGTCTTCCTGCTCACCGTCCTGAGCCCCACGACCATCAGCCTCACCAACGTCGGGTCTCTGACCCTCTGATCCGGAGACCTCAATGAATCGCATCACTCGCCTCGCGCGCGCCATCAAGTCGCTGTTCCCGTCCCTCGTCGGGTACCCGAACAATGCGCCCAATCTGCTCGCCTCGTTCGACGTCAACGGCGGTATCCCCAACATCAGCGCGTGGGGCGTCTTGCAGCAACTTTTCCAGTCGCTGTCTCCACTCGGCGGCGCCGTCAACTCGATCAACTCAGCGGCTGCCACGCTGACCCTGACGGCCATCGCGGGCGCTGTCGTCATGCTGACCAACGGCGGCGCCGTGACGGTCACGCTGGACAATGCCTACAACATCGTCAACACGATCCCGCTGCCGGCCGTCGGGCAGAAGTTCCCGCTGACCATTGCTGGCACCGCCGGCACCACTGTCGCCGCCCCGACCATCACGAACACCGGTGTCACCCTCTCGGGCACGACGACGGTCACGACTGGCGGCCAGCGCTTCTACAGCGCCCTCATCACGCAGCTGTACACCAACGTCGCCAACCCTCTGACGGCGGGTACGACCTTCACCTCGCTGACCCAGATCGGCACGAGCAACCTGTACACGCTGGCGCTCGGCACCAACGCCATCACCACCGTCGTCGGCAACCTGATCTACGTCGGCGTCACGGCGGGCACGCTGCCGGCTGGCTGGTACCCGGTCTACAGCGCAGGCACGACCTCGGTCGTCATCGCCACGCCGCCCAACTCGACTGCCTGGACGGCCACTGCGGCCACCATGGTGGCGCCCACGACCGTCCCGTCGACCTACGCGCCGCTCATCACGCTGACCGGCCTGTACGGCATGGCCGCGGGCGTCATCGTCGTCTAAGTTTCGCCCGCCGGGCGTAACCCGGCACCCGCATTGCGGACGTAATCCGCTGGAGAGAGAAGATGTCATTGCTTTTGAGATTGCTTGCACGCATCGGACTGGCGAGCGCCTTCCTGTTCCCGAAAGCTGGAACGGATGACGACCCTGCGCCGGACGATGAACCCGCTGATGAGCCTGCGGACGAACCTACCGACGATGACCCTGCCGAAGACCTCGGCGAGGATGACCCCGAGCCGGCAGCCACCGGAACGGGCAATCAGGATGCCCCGCCGCGCAGGGCCGCATCCCACGTCGCCGAACTCCGCAAGCGCACCCAGGAAGCCGAGCGCAAGGCCGACGAGGCCGCTCAGCGCGCGCGCGACCTGGAAGACCGCTTCAACCGCCAGGCCGCCGGCCCGACAGCTGCGGAACGCCAGATCGCTGAGGAAGAAGCCCGGCTCCGTGATCCGAACACGACGGACATGGAGAAGTGGCAGATCCAGTCCAACCGGACCATCCGGGAGACCCAGGCGCAAGCCCAGGGCTTCCTGATGCAAGGTCGGGATGATCGCGACGCGGCGGCCTACGAGCGCAAGGCGGCGACCAACCCCACGTACGACAAGTACCGGGACAAGGTCGAGGCCCAGGTCGCCAAGGAGCGGGCAGCGGGTCGTCTGGTTCAGCGGGAGATGGTCCTGGCCTACCTCGTGGGTCAGGACATCATCAGCGGCAACCTCAAGAGCAACAAGGCATCGACCAGCAAACCCATTCCGCGCGGCAAGACGACCGGCGCTCGCTCCGACACCCCGCGAACGGGTCGGATGACGGACGCCCAGAAGCGAGCAGCGCGGCTCCAAGATCAGATCATCTGAAGGCCATCATGCTCAAGTCGCTGTACACCCTGCTCGGACTCCTGTTCCCGGCTGTCACCAACTCCGCGTCGGGCTTATCGTCCGACGTCGAGAACTACATCCAAGACGAGGTCGAGCCGCTGGCACGCCGTCAACTGGTGGCCTACCAGTTCGGTAAGCCCCTCAAGCTCGACACCAATCGCGGCACCACGTACACCGCCAGCCGCTACCAGCGCCTGCCGCTGCCGTTCGCGCCGCTGCAAGAAGGCGTCGCGCCGGCCGGTGAAGCCATGACCCTGCAGCAGGTCACGGCGACCGCGCAGCAGTGGGGCGACCGCGTCATCATCACCGATGTCGCCAACCTGACCATCAAGCATCCTCTGTTCCAGCAGGCTATCCGCCTGGTCGCGCTGCAGATGCCCGAGACGCTCGAGCGCAACACGCTCAACACGCTGCTGGCCGGCACGCAGGTCAACTACGCCAACGGCCGCGCCTCCCGCGCCGCGCTGATCGCCACCGACGTGATGAGCCCGCACGAGTCCAACCGCGCGGTCGGCTCGATGCTGACCTACGGCGTCCCCCGCTTCATGGGCGACGAGCGCGAGGACATGATGATCGAGGCCGGCGACAACCGCCCCTCGCGCGCCCCTGCCGTCATCCAGCACTACGTGGCCCTGATGCACCCGCTGGTGGCTCAGGACATGCGCGAGAACTCGGTCGTGGTCACGGCCTGGTCGCAGAACGACATCAACCGGCTGTACAACAACGAGTTGGGCCCGTGGGGTGGTGCTCGGTTCGTTGAGACGAATATGATGCCGTACTTCACCGGCAACGCGGCCATCACCGGCACGCCGTCTGCGGCTGGTGGCTCGCTGGCATCCGGCACGTACTACATCCAGGTCACCGCGGCGCCGGCCCAGACCAGCGTCGAGCAGCAGATCTACCAGCTGAGCGGCGCCCTGACCGTCACGGGCCCCACCGGCTCCATCTCGGTCACGTTGCCCACGCTGCCCAACTACATCTTCAACGTGTATGTGGGCACCTCGGCGTCGGGCCCGGTCAACCTGGGCCTGTCGATCGCCGGCCCGGCCACCGGCCCGCTCGCTGGTCAGGCCACGCAGCTCACCGGCGCCCAGACCGTGGTCATCACGGGCATCGGCACCTCGCAGACGCCTCCCGCGGCACCGGCAACCGGTGTGACGGTGTTCCCGACGATCTTCATCGGCGACCAGTCCTACGGCCAGGTGCTGCTGGAGAACCCCGAGTACCACTACCTGACCGGCGCGGACAAGTCCGACCCTCTGAACCAGACGCGCGTGGTCTCGTGGAAGATCTTCTACGGCTCGATCATCCTGAACCAGGCGTTCTTTATGCGCGTGGAGACGTCGTCGGCCTTCACGCCGGGCTACTCGGCGGGCACGCAGGCGTAATCAACCAGGGCCGGCCTTAGCGCCGGCCCGCTTCAGGAGATCAGCATGAACATCACCCAGATCAAGAACTTCGTGGCCACCGAGTACACCGCCGCCACCGCGGAGGTGCACAACTTCGTGGCATGGCTCGAGGGCAAGAACAACGAGCTCAACAGCGCCGTCGCGGCCATGAACTCGGCGCTTCCGGTGCTGCAGAAGGCCGGCTACGTCATCACCATCACGCCGCCGCCCGCGGCCTAAGGAGAACCCATGTCCAAGACCGACAAGCCCGCGGACGACTTCGGGGCGCCGTCGCCCGCGCCCGACAACTCGGCCAAGACGATCGCCGAGCAGGCACTCGAGTTGGAGGCGCTGCGTGCCCAGGTCGCTCGGCTGTCGGCCAAGCCTGCCGAGGGCTTCGTGCAGCCCGGCGACCCCAACGAGACGTACGCGGGCGAGGACGACGAGGGAACGCCCCTCTACTTCTACCGCATCGACCTCGCGCCGTGCGGCGGGACAGACATCCGCCTGTCTGGCGAGACGTTCTTCCACGGCGAGGTCTACAAGGTGACGGTGCACCAGCTGCGCACCCTGCGTGAGATCGTCAACCGCACGTGGGGACACGAGCAGCAGATCGCGGGTTCCAACGAGAACTTCTACCGCAAGGAAACCGCGCGCACCCTCAGTGGCGGCATGCGTCGTCGCTGATCTTCAACCCCGTCAAGGAAACCCATGAACCAAGGCGACAACAACGGAGGGGCCGTCGCCGGCTCCTTCAACTTCGCGGCCCAGCTGCCCAACGGCAAGAGCCTGACCTTCTCCGGCTACGTGCTGGCCGGAGAGTCCATGGACGGGATCGACCGCAAGCTCGACATCGCGGCCAAGGCCGTCGACCGCCAGCGCATGATCGCGGAGATCCCCGAGCTCGAGATGAAGCTCACGCAGCTGCAGGAGGCTCGCCAGCAGTCGATGGACATCATCGCGGCGACGTCGCAGCAGATGGCCACCATCGACCCCAAGAAGCCGGGCAGCAAGCAGCAGATGTCCCAGCACGAGCTGCAGCTGAACAACCACCGCGTGACCATCCAGAAGTACGACCGCGACATCGCGCGCGGCTCCGAGGTGCTGGCCAACGCGCGCGCCATGGCTCAGGCGGCGCTGAACGCGGTGGCCGAGAACGATCGCGTGGAAGCCTGATGCCCCAAACTTCGCAGCAGATCGTCGCGTTGGCGTGCTCCGTTGCGAAGTGCCCGGGCTACATCATCCAGGGCGGGCAGTACCTGAACATCGTGCTTCAGGACTTGTGGATGCACTACGACCTCAAGGTCAACCGTGTGACTCAGCCGTTGGTCGTCCAGGCGGGCACCAACGGCCCGTTCAACCTCGAGGTGGACTATGCGCGCACGTACGACATGTTCTACCTGCAGAACGGACTGCCGTACTTTCTTCACCCCGTTTCGGCGGAAGAGTTCGACATGGAGTTCAAGGACCCGTCGATCTCCAACTACCCATACGAGTACCAGACCGACCTGTCCACGCAAGCCCAGGTGGCTTCGGGCTCGGCCGGCCTGGTCTACATCTACCCTCAGTCCTCTGGCCAAATCACACTGACGCACCGATACATGGTGCAGCAGCCCGACATCGCGACGCCGCAGACTTCCTCGGTGGTGCCGTGGTTCACGGACACCGACTACCTCATCAAGGCCACGGCCTACCGACTCATGGACATCACCGGCGACGACCGCCGCGAGTCGTTCATGAAGTCGTGCGCTGACATGCTCCGGACGCACCTCATCATGGAAGGCGACGAGCAGGCCATCGTCAAGTCGGTCAAGCTCGATCCCCGGGTGTTCCGCGGCAACAGGTCGGTGCGCCCGACCAAAGTCACGGGGTAGCCCGTGGCCCTTCCCAACGCCCAACCCGTCAAGTTCACGCCCAAGGGCCTCAGCGACGCCTACGACGCGTCAGAGGCCTTCCCGGGGGCTTGCCGCGCGCTTGCCAACCTCGTCTTCGACCAGGGCAACCCTGAGTTGATCGTGTGCCGGCCGGGCGCGACCCGGATGACGTCGTTTCCGGGGTTCACGCTACCCACGTTCGTGTCCGTGCACGCGGCCATCGGGACGGTCATCTACGGCATGGTGTCGACCAACCGCAACCCGGGCCACGACGAGCCGTTCGCGTACGACACGGTCGCCAACGCGTTCACGACTATCTCAGGCGTCACCAACGCCAACACGCCGACCAGCCCGGCCCTGACTGGTGCCTGGCAGCCGCCCTCGATGACGGTGGTCGGGACCAAGATCCTCATCACGCATCCGGGGTTCAATGGATCGGGCACGCTGTACTTCGGCGTGATCGACATCAGCAATCCTGTGGCGCCTGCGTGGTCGTCGTCCAACCTCGCGACCAATCCGCTGCCGTCTCCTCCGAGCTGGGTCGCCAACCTGAACAACCGGGCCTACTTCGCGGTGGGCAACGTGCTGTACTTCTCCGACGTGCTATCGCCCCTGGTGGCAACGAACGCCGGCCAGTCGCTCACGCTGGGAGACCCCACGCCTATCCGCGCGATCGAAGGCCTGCCCATCCAGACGACCTCGGCGGGCGTGTCTCAGGCGCTACTGGCGTTCAAGGACTTCCAGGTCTGGCAGATCACGGGCGACCCGACGACGCAGAACCTGGCGCTCAACTTCCTGTCCCTGAACGTCGGCACATCCGCCCCGCGATCGCTGGTGCAGAGCCCGTACGGCGTCAACTTCATGGCGATCGACGGACCGTACATCGTCGACCCGTTGGGGCTGGTTCGTCCGCTGACCAAGCAGCCTCAGGCGTCCGACCAGGACATCCAGCAGCCGTTCATCTACGCCACGACTCCGAGCCGGGTGTCGGCGGGTTACTCGGGCGGCATCTACCGCATCTGCCTGGACACGACCCTCAACGGCTCGATCGCGACCAACGACTACTGGTTCGACACGCAACGCCGACGCTGGAATGGTCCGCACTCGTTCCCGCACGACTGCGCGTCCCAGGTCGGGAGCTACTTCGTCCTGTCGCATCAGTCCAAGGGCGCGGCGCTGTTCAAGTCGCAGCTGTTCCAGGACGCCACGAGTGTCTACCTGGACGACGGCAACTCGCTGAGCTTCTACCTCGAGTCCTCGACGTTCCCCAAGGACATGTCGATGTCGGAGAAGATGGTCGTCGAGTCGACCATCGAGTTGGGCGTCGCGGGTGGCACCGTGTCCTATGGCATCACGGCACTTGACGAGCAGCGCAACACGCTCAACCATGCGCTTATCAACATCTCGTCGAGTGCCACGCTGTGGGGCGGCTCGACCTGGGGTGGTGGCTTGTGGTCGTCGGGGATCAACATCCCCTCGGTCTACACCATCCCGTGGACGGCGCCGCTGGTGTTCCAGAAGATGGCGCTGGTGGTCACGGGATCGTCCAAGAACAACGTCTCGATCGGAGCCTTCTTTGCGCGCTACCAGATCACCGGATACATGAACAGGAGCCAGTCTTGACCATCATCGGAGCCCTTCCCTCGACGCTGGTCAATGGGACTGTCAACGACGCCACCCAGGTGCAAGGTGACCTGCAGTGGATCGTCGACCAGGTCAATTCCAACGGAGAAGCAGCCGGCCTGGCGCCATCCCTTGCCGCAAGCGGCGGGTCTGCACTGATCGGGTACATCGCGTCTGGATCGGGTGCGGTGGTGCGCACGGTCCAGGACGCCTTGCGCGAGGGCCCGGTGAGTGTCTGCGACTACGGCGCGGTCGGTGACGGCGTCACGGACAACTTGTCCGCAATCAACGCAGCGCTGGTGGTCAGCTCGAGCATCTACTTCCCCGTCGACAAGAACGGCGGCACGAATTACGGCATCTCGGCGCCGATTCGGTCGACGGTCGTCGTGTACATCGACGGCGACCCGGGCGTCACCATCACCGCCCTGGCTGGCTTCACGGGCATCGCGATCACCAAGGCAGGGTCTCCGTTCACGCTGAAGGCGATTGTCGCGATCTTTGCGGGGACCAACATCGGATCGTTGTCGGACACGCGCTTGGCTCAGAGCGGGAAGAAGGTCTACATCGGGTCGAACCTGCTGTTCAACTGCGCGAGCAATGCCGACTACGGCGTGGTGATGAACGCGGTGGCTGGTCCGGAAGTTCACTGCGACGTCGCCAATGCGGCTCAGTTCGGTATGTGGTTCGGCCCGCTGTGTTTCGGCGGGCGCGTCGTCAACTCTCGCCTCATGGCCAATGTGGTCGGCGGGGTCTACGTCGGCAATGGCTGCAACGGCTTCTCCATCAATGATGCCGAGGTCTGGGGCAACGGGATCACGCAGACGTACGGGATCTACATCGATGGCGCGCCGGGCGGAACCGTAGGCGCGACCGGGGCTGTGACGGTTGCCGGCGGCTATATCGAGAAGTGCGCGTCTGGTGTCGTTCTGAACAATGCCGGGCAGGTCAACATCGTCAGCGTCGATATCGAGGGCATCACGGGAAGCGCAGTCGTCGCGACGTGCACCGCTGGCGCCACCTACGGCATCATCAACATCGTCGGCGGAAACCTCGAGTCGACCAACACGGCGATTTCCAACGCGAACGCCTATGTGACGGTCTCGGGTGGAACGACCATCGTCAACGGCTCGACGCTGGAGCCTTTCACATCGACCACCAGTGATTCGATCTTCAACATCATCAGCGCGCGCTATTTTGACAGCGGTGGAAATCCGACGATCAATCCGCCGTTCGCCGCGACAAACACGCTGTTGGTTCAGAACCAGTCGTCGGCGAAATCGACCACGATTCACAAGAGCGTCACTCCGGGTGGTGGCAGCTACTCGCCAGTCTGGGAGTTCTACAACTTCACGTCGCCTAGCCAGCCGCAAATTATCAGCAGCGGCTTCACGTTCATCTCGCAGCAGCTGGCCGACACGAACCTCACCAACAGAACCGAAACAGACCTATTTTCTCGGATAACCGACACCAACTCCGGTACCCCACGCAACAAGAGCGAAGTTAGGTTCCGCATCGGGTTCGATTCGACGACTGAAGCGAAATTGATGATTCCGGACAGCACGCTGGACGTGTCTCTGGGAACCATCACGAATCCGTTTCAGCGTGCTGTCGCTGGAAATATGGTGACCACCTCCGCGCCGGTTAGTCAGGGCGCTGGTACGGTGGTTTTCGGTGGCACGACGACGACGACTGTGGGCGGAGTTGGTGGGGCTTCCGCGCTGCCGGCGACTCCTCTCGGATACATCCTCATCAACGTAGGGGGTGTAGCCGCACGCATCCCTTACTACAACTGAGCGCTGAAATGGACAATGACACTCCGCCACCGCCGGTTTCAACTCGTGCCCTCCTGATCCACCTCTTGGGGGAGAACGAGCGCATGCACAAGCGCCTGGATGACCTGTTCGTCCTCGTGACGCCTCCGCCTCCGCCCAAGTGGTACGTGCGGGCATTCTTCTGGATCCTCGACTGGCGATCGACGGTCATCGCCGGCATTGCCATGATCCCCTGGAGGAAGACGCCATGATGGACACCAACCCGCGTGCCAAGCAGGCTACCGCGGCGGCGGCTCTTGCGTGCTGCATTGCGGCACCTTGCGAGGGCATGCGCCAGTACGTCTACAAGGACCCTGTGGGCATCCCCACGTACTGCTTCGGCGAGACGCGCAATCCGGTTCTGGGCAAGCGCTACTCGATCGACGAGTGCAAGGGCCTGTTGACGGTGCGCATGCAAGAGGCTGTCGACCAAGTCGCTCGGTGCGCGCCATCGGCTCCGGTGAGCGTCCTGGCGGCATTCGGAAGCGCCGTCTACAACCTGGGCCCGACGCTGGCTTGCGACCCGACGCGATCGACCGCGGCCCGACTGCTCTCTGCTGGCCAGTGGCCGCAAGCGTGCGAGCAACTGCCGCGGTGGAACAAGGCCACGACGCCGGGCGGTTTCCTCATCACGTTGCCAGGCCTGACCAAGCGCCGGCTGGTCGAGCGCGACGAGTGCCTGAAGTTCGACGACGCGCCCGCCACTCAGGAGACGCCCAATGCCTAAGATCGCCATGTTCCTCATCATCGTCATGGGCATCATCGGCGCCGGGATGTGGTACGGACACACCCGCTACGTCGAGGGCGTGCGCGTCACCAAGCTGGCATGGGACGCTGACCGTGCGGGTTGGCAGAAGGCGCTCGACCAGCAGAAGCACGATGCGCTCGCATTGCTGGTGTCCGCGCAGGCCGATACCGACGCCGCAAACGCCAAGGCCGCGAAGGTGGCCGTTCAACAGGAGAAGGACTATGAGACGTACATGGCCGGGAGCGCTGCTCTCAAGTCAATGCTTTCTGCTCGCGGCTTGCGCTACGGCGCCCAAGAGCCCGCCCCCGCCCGATGTGGGCCAAGTGGTGGCCCTGCCGTGCCCAGCGCCCCCGCCCAAACCCAACCTCCCGCCAGTACCGTCGTTCAGCTTCCAGACGCTCTTGCAGCAAGACTTCGACAGCACGCTGCCCAAGCCGATGACGTCGTCAACGCCTACCGGCGCTGCGTCGCCGCGGTGAACGGAGGGCCTGACCTGTGAGGTTCCCTGACACGCTCATCAAGCGCGGTGACGTCGTCGCGTTCGCCGATGCAGGCTTCCCGCCGCCCGTGCATCACTTCGTCGCCAGTGGCTACACCAAGGTCTACACGGTGCCAGCGGGCAAGGCTGTCCATCAGCACAAACACAAGACCTCGCACTCGGGGGTCTTGCTGCTGGGGCGCGCTCGGGTTCTGGTGGACGGTCATTGGATCGAGATGGTCGCACCGGCAACACTTCACATTGCAGCGCACAAGCTCCACACCGTGGAGTCCATCACGGAAATCCTGTGGGCATGCGTGTGGCCCGATGCCGAGGGCGCCACGAGTCCCGAGCAGATCGATCACCAGGTCATCGAGCCATGAACAAGAAATTCGTTCAAGTCGCAGCTGGCGTTGACGTCGCGCCGCTGCTATTCGACATCCAGCGTCAGCCCGAGCTCTGGAACAAAAATCCGGCGCGCTTGGGTCGGCGCGGGCCGCACCGCAACTCCGACGACATCTGGCTCCGCTACAAGGACGAGCGGCCGCACATCGAGTCGGGCAAGTGGGACGACTTCTGCGACCCGCATATTCCCGAGTGGTACTGGGCGATCGACAAGCTGCCCGCCGCCAAGCCCATCATCTTCGACATCATGGCCAAGACCAAGGCCGAGATGCTGGGCGGTGTGCTGATCTACCGCGTGCAGCCTGGCCGGCGCATCCACCCGCACGTCGACACCGGGTGGCATCCCGAGTTCTACGACAAGTTCAATGTCTGCATCACCAGCAACGCCAGGGCCTCGTTCAGCTATGAGGACGAGACGATGATTCAGGCGCCGGGCGATGTGCACTGGTTTCGCAACGACGTGCTGCACGAGGTCTGCAACGGAGGCTCCGGCGACCACATCGTCATGACCGTCTGCGTCCGCCTGGATCAGGGCGAGCGTGTTCCGCCGAGCCCGGCCGGGTGGACGATCGACAAGGCCCTCGCGGGCAAGGAGAGCTAGCATGCCGTTCGGATGGGTGAGCGCGGGCAGCGCACTGGTGGGGGCTGGTTCGACCCTTTACAACGACTTCAAGGGTGGCTCCGGCAGCAAGACCGGCCAGACCGGGAGCATGTACGTGCCCACCGGCCTGGGCGGTGCCGATCAACAGTGGCAGCAGAACAGCGCCACGAACCAGGACCAGTTGAACGGGTTCGCGGGTCAGGTCGATCCCAATATCTCGAGCGCCTATCAGCAGCTGAGCAACATCGACTACCAGCCCTACCTGCAGGCGTCGCAGCAGGCCGGCAGCCAGTACGGGCAGCTCGCCAACACGGTCGGCCAGTACGGCGGCCAGATGGCGGGGCAGGCTCAGAACGACTTCGGCCAGCAGCAGGCGTTGCAGCAGGCCGGGCAGTCGGTCTACAACCTGGGCATGGACCCTCAGAACGCGCTGTACAACAGAACTCAGCAGCAGATCACGGACCAGTCCGCGGCATCGAACTCGATGTACGGCTTGGGCTCGAGCGGTCAGGGCGCGGCGTTGCAGAACCAGGCCAACGAGAACTTCAACATCGACTGGCAGAACCAGCAGCTCGCGCGCGCATCGCAAGGCCTGCAGGGCATGACGAGTGCCAACCAGGCAGCCGGCGCGCAAGGGACGCTCGGGAGCGCCGCGCTGCAGCAGTCCGCGGGCTACTACGGCCAGCAGCCGGGCTACACGCAGCAAGCCGCGTCCACGCCGATGAACGCACAACAGCAAGTCGGCCAGCAGGGGTTCACCAACGCGCAGAACTACTCCACCGCTCTGGGCTCTGCGATGGCGCCGTACGACCAGCAGCAGAACCAGAACATCCCCTACATGAACTACGGGTCGGGCGCGGGCAGCAACGCGTTCCAGAACACGCTGGCTGGGCAGCAGGCTCAAAACAACGCCCTACAGCAGGCCGGAAGCGCGCTCGGAAACACCAACTGGTCGCAGCTGTCGAACCTGTTCGGGGGCAGCGGGGGCAGCAACCTGTCCGGCAATGGCTACGGCGGCTACGGGACTTCCGGTCAGAGCGGCGCCGTCCTGTACGGTGACGGCTACGGACCGGGCTAGGATCACACATGGCAACCCTTCTCTCCGGTCTAGCACCCCTGACCTCTGGCTACTACCAGGGCGTGGACGAGCGCATGCGGCGGCAGATGCTGGAAGGGCAGATGCGCGCGCAGGCCGAGCAGCAACAGGGTCTGGCTGCGCTGGCGAACGCATACGGTAATCAGCAGCAGACGCCTCCCCCTGTTCCGCCGATGCCTCAGCCGCCGATGCCGGGGCAGCAGTCTCAGCCGCAGCAGCCTCCTCAAGGTGGTCCGCCCGGCGCCCCCCCTCAGGGCATGCCGCGCCCGCCCATGCAGCAGCAGCCTCAGCAGGCCCCTCAGGCGCCCCCGGTCAAGCCCTATACGGCCCCGCAACCGCCGCAACAGGTCAGCCCCCAGCAGCAGGCGCCTCAGGCCGCGCAACAGGGCATGATCCCGCCACCGCCGCAAGTCACTGCCGCGGTGCAGTCGACGCTGCCTGATCTCGAGACCATGGCCTCGACGCTAAAGAAGCAGGGCATCACGGGCATGGCGCTGATGGCAGCGTTGCAGCAGCACCAGCAGTTCCTGAGCGTCGAGGGCAAGCAGCAGCTCGCGCAGTTGACCGAGCAGGTCAGGCACATGCAGGCCGAGGCGGCTCAGACGCGCGCAGGGGCGGATGTGACACGCGCCCAGACTGGACAGGCCGGGGAGGAGCGTCGGCAGCAGTCGGCTGATGGTGGCAATGCCATGAGCGCGGCCAAGATCGCCGAACTCAAAGCCCAGGCCGAAGCCGCCCACGCGCGCGCCAACAAAGCCGCCAGCAGCGGCACCTACGCCCAGCCCGAGGACGTTGACCTGCTAGCCCGCGGTGTCGCCGCCGGCAAGATCGACCCCAGGTCCCTCAGCACCAAGGGCGGACTGCGCGAGCACATCCTCGAGCGGGCGATGAAGATCAACCCGGACTACGACCAGAAGGACTTCAACGCCGACAACGCTTTCAACGTCTCAAGCATGCGCACTGCTGGCACTGCTGGCGCCAACACGGCCATCGCAGCCGGTGCAGCACAAGGCGGCGCGGACATCCTTATGGAAGAGGCGGCGAAGGTTCCTCGGACAGCCATCACCTCTATCAACAAGATGTGGAACGCATCTCGTGGGGAGTTCCAGGATGCAAAATACGGGGGATTTGCCGCGGCTCTAAACACGTTCGTCAACGAGTACGCGCGGGCGGTCAACCCCAAAGGAACGGCCACCGTCAGCGACAAGGAGCACGCGCGCGAGATCTTGTCCACGGCGGATAGTCAGGAAAATCTTGAGGAAAAGATGGGCGTTCTGCGCAAGGAAATGCAGCGCGGAAAACAGGCTCCTCAAGACGTTGCTCGTGATCTAAGAGCAGCACGCAAGGGAACCAGTGAACCCGCCGCCCCCAAGGTCGGGACCATCAAGGACGGATACCGCTTCAAGGGCGGCGATCCCGCACTGCCGGCGAGCTGGGAGAAGCAGTAATGCCGCCGTGGGATGAGTACAAGAAGCCGGCAGAGGCTCAGGCGGGCCCGTGGGCAGCGTATGCGCCTGCCCAGGCTGACAGCGCACCTCCCGAGCCGGCCAAGCCCAAGGAAGAGCCCTACAAGCCCGGCAAGGCCATGCTCGACTTCATCTTCGGTCCCGCCGAGGCTGCGCTCAACCTGGGCACCAGCATGGTCGCCAAGCCGGTGGCCGACGTCATGGGCATGTCCGCCCAGGCGAGCGACGCCATGCGAGACAAGCCCGAGGGGAATGCCGGCGCGTTCAAGGACGACCTGCAGCGCTCCATGACGTACGAGCCGCGCGGCGAGACAGGAAAGGCCATCGCGCAGTACAACCCGCTGGCCCTGATCGGCAAGGGCGTCAATGCGGTCGGTGGTGGGGTAGAGGGCCTGGTCGCCCCGCCAGGGGCCTCCACGGGCCGCCAGATGGCCGGCGCAGGCATCCATGAGGCGATCAACCAGGCGCCAGGGTTCCTCGGCGTCAAGGCAGGCGGCGCAGGTGAGGCGGCGCAGGCGGCGCTCAAGGGAGGAGCGCGCGACATGATGCAGTCGGCTCTCAAGCCTCCGATCGCGGCTCAGCGCACCGGAAAGGCAGCCACCGCCATCGACACGCTGCTAGATACCGGTACCAACGTCAGTCGAGCCGGCGCGGACAAGCTCCAAGCGCGCATCACCGACCTCAACCAGCAGATCGCCGACCAGATCGCCAACTCGACGGCCGTCGTCGACAAGAAGGCCGTGGCGGGCAACCTCAACCAGGTCATGGCGGACTTCAAGAAGCAGGTCAATCCGGACGCAGACATCCACTCGGTGCAGAAGGCCTACGACGAGTTCATGGACCATCCGCTGCTTCAGGGCAAGCGCAGCGTTCCGGTGCAACTCGCCCAAGAGATGAAGCAGGCGACCTACAAGTCCCTCGGTGACAAGGCCTACGGCGAGATGAAGGGTGCGGACATCACGGCCCAGAAGGCCCTGGCGCGCGGACTCAAGGACCAGATCGCCAAGGCTGTTCCCGAGGTGCGCCAGTTGAACGCCGAGGACTCCAAGTTGCTGACCACGCTGCCGCTGGTCGAGCGCCGAGTTCTCATGGACGCCAACAAGAACCCATTCGGTCTCGGCTGGCTCACCACGAGCCCGACCAAGTTCGCTGCCTGGATGGCCGACCGTAGCCCGGCGTTCAAGTCCATCGTGGCCCACATGCTCAACCGATCGTCCGCCGCAGCGCCTGGTGTCGCGGCTGGCGCCGTACCGGGCGGCTTGGCCACCAATTCCTACGCCGGACAACTCCCCCAACCGCCGCAGCAATGAGCCGACTCCTCATCATCGACACCTCCAGCAACTGTCTGGACTTCGCCATCCGCTGCATGGACGCCGGACACAAGGTCAAGGTGTACGACCGACCGCGCAAGGACAACACGCCGCGTCGGTCGGGACAGGGCATCATCGACAAGATCACCGACTACAACGAGCTGCGTCGCAAGTGGGTGGACTGGGCCGACGTCATCTACGCACCCGACAACGTGGCCTACGTCGACTTGCTCGACTCCCTCATTCAGCAGGGATATCCGGTGTTCGCTGGCGGGCTCGAGGCGGCCAAGATGGAGCTTGACCGAGAGCACGGCCAGAAGCTAATGAAGGATCACGGGATCCCCATCATGGAGTCGGTCTCTTTCCATGACTATGACGCGGCTATCGAATACGTCAAAAAGCATCCCCACATGCTCGTCTCCAAGCCCAGCGGCGACGCGAACAAGGCACTCAGCTACGTCGCCAACAATGCGGGAGACATGGTCTATATGCTGCAGCGTTGGAAGGGTCGAGAAGACCTCAGGGCCGCTGCTCGTGCGGAGGGCTTCATCCTCCAGGAGAAGAAGGTCGGCATTGAAATGGCGGTCGGCAGTTGGTACGGCCCCGGCGGTTGGTCGAAGTGGGCGTATGAGAATTGGGAGAACAAGAAGCTCATGAATGGTGACCTCGGCGTCGCCACCGGTGAGATGGGCACCGTAACGCGCCCCGTCCTTCGCAGCAAGCTGGCAGATGAGGTGCTTTACCCCATTGAGCCATACCTGAAGAAGATAGGCTACGTCGGCTACATCGACAACAACTGCATCATCGATGACGAGGGCTGTCCCTGGCCGATGGAGTGGACGATGCGTGACGGCTGGCCCCTGCGCCACAACGTGATTGCGCAGATGAAGGGCGACCCCCTTCAGTGGATGCTTGACCTGCTTCATGGGCGCGACACCATCGAGTTCGAAGACGGGCAAGTGTGCATCAGCGTGGTCATGGCGATCCCGGACTTTCCGTACTCAAGGCTGACGAACAAAGAGGTCTGCGGGATCCCGGTCTACGGCGCTGCGGACGACCCCGAGCACATCCACCCGTCGGAGATCATGATGGGGATGGCGCCGGTCGAGATCGATGGCAAAGTAGTCGAGATGCCGCACTGGGTCACCAGCGGCGACTACGTGCTGATTTGCACTGGCACGGGCGACACGATCTCGGGCGCGCGCCGCTCGGCGTACAGCGCGATCAAGAAGGTCAAGGTTCCGAACAGCCCGTTCTACCGCACGGACATCGGTCACGGCCGCCTCGTCAAGCAGCTTCCGCAACTCAAGGCGCTCGGCTATGGTGTCGGGCTGGAGATGTAGGGTGAGATCAGGCATCGCGTGGAGTCCCGCAAGTCAATGGAGTATCGAAGATGGCAAAAGAGCCGCTGAACGAGCAGAACATCAAGCGCAGGCTGCTGGAGAACAAGGGCGACCTGGTCATGACCGCGGCGTCTCTCGGGATCAAGGTCAGCAAGCTGCACTCGGCGATCCGCTGCAGCTCGGTGCTCAAGGCCGCGATGACGACGATGGAGAGAGTCAAGGCCGACCCGACCTATGAGGACATGAGCCGGGAGCAGTTCGCGGACCAGCTCGCCTCCCTGTCGACGGTCTACCAGCTCGAGGGACTGAACACCATCCACGAGCTGGCCATGATGGACCACGGCGACAACGCCTCTCTCGCGGACGTCAGGCTCAAGGCAGCGCTGGCTCTGCGCGGATCAGGCGCAGCGTCGAACACGGGCAACGGCGGCATTCTGTCGGAGCTGAACGAGGCGTACCTGTCCATGGCCACGCGCGTCAAAAACCTCCGGGCGACGGCAACCCTGACGGTCTCTTTGGAGTCGGCCGGGCCGGCGGACGCGCTGGCTTGGGAGCAGGAGGCTCAGGGCGTTCCTCTCGCACGGTGATCTCCCGGAACTCGATGCAGCCTTCGTTGCGCATCGCGCGCAGGGCTGGAAGGCCATTGGCGTGCATCGAGACCAGTTGCCGACCCGAGACCAGCTTGATGCCCTTGGCGCCAGACGGCAGGGCTTCCAGGCGGCGGTAGAGGTCGGTCAGCGTGCGATCGGTGGGGTCACAGCGGAGGGTGATTTCGAGCATCCTCATGCGAACCCGCCCGCACCCGCTTGATCGCCCTCTCCGGATGTACCACCAGGCACGGCAGTTCGTTGTGCATCCTCTGGTACTGGCCGGTCGACCAGCTCCTTGTACCAGCGTCCGAGCTCTGCTCGGTCACTCTCGGTAGGAGCATGACCAAGATGTTGGGTAACCTGTTCAGCACTGACATCCAGCGCCGCGAAAGCATCGAGGGTTGTTTGAACATTGAACTTGCTCCTGGTCTTGACGGGTGAGACAGGCGCCATCTTCTTGATGACGTACAAGGCCTTCTGGCCCTTGGTCTTCGTGAGCGCGACGGACATGTCCTTGTCGATGTCGGACATGTGGCTGATGCGTATGCCGCCGACGGCCATGTTTCCGAAACGAACGGTCTCATCGTTGTAGAGGGTCAGGGCCTTGCCGACCCACTGACGACCATCGGAACCCCAGGCGAAGATCAGCACCTTGCGCATGGTCTTGCACGGCTTGTAGGGCCGCCCGTCCTCGTCTTCGTAGTGCACCACCACCGGCTGTTCGGCACCACCATTGGCGGTGACTTCGGTCACGGTGATAGTGCGCGGGCCGCCGAGAAGCTGCTCCGCGTTGAGTTGGTCGGACTTGGGGATGATGGTGTTTCGGAGGTCGTGCGCGGCGTTAGTCGACATACCCAACCTCCACATCGTCAACAGTCTCCCAGGCCGGCGCATCGGCCTCATAGATCGTCTCCGGATACCCCGGCCAGATGTTGGTCGCCAAGCACTCGGCCCAAAGACCGATGGCCTGTTCGACCTTGCGGGTGCCGGAGTCCTGCATGGTCTCAGCGCACTTGACGAGGTAGCACGAGTAGGGCGCCGTGTCCTCTTGCACCAGGAACACGAACTCGGGCACCACGCGGCCGATGGCGGACATGCCGCGACGGTAGAACGCCGACTGCGTGTCGTAGCCGTACGCCGTCATCTGTCGACGCATGAACTGGCCGGGATTCGGAACCGCAGTCGTCTTGTAGTCGAGGATGATGGAGTGGTCGTCGGTGAGCCAGTCGATGCGGGCACGACACCAGATGCCCGCGTCATACCGGCCATCATTCGCGTTGAACTCCTGCCAGATCAGCGCCTGCTCCGGCTTGCCGTGCGCCATGATGTTGCCCAGCACCGATCGCGCGAGATAAGCCCTTGCCACCTCCACCATCACCACAGCCTCAGCGTACTGGTAGTGCAGCATAGGGATGAGACCACTGGCCCGTGCACGATCCCTCGCCGCCTTGGCATCCTTGCTGCGCCAGTCCTCCGCGTCGATGACTTGGCAGCAGTCATATCCCTCCAACAGCATGGAGTGAGCGGCCTTGCCAAGGTCAAACTTGGCGTCCTCGCTGGGCTGATACTGCGGGTTGAGCTTCGGATGCTTCAACCGCGCGTGGTCAGGGCTCTTGGTCAGCAGCGTCTTGATGATGCTGTTGGAGAGGCTGGGGGCCGGGCACGGGTCTGCGTGGTATGCCGCGGCCGGCATGGTGTGTAGGCCGGGGGTCATTCATCCACCTCGGCTGCCTTCGCCTCGATGTCCTTGATCTTCTCCTTTAGGTAGTTGTTCTCGGTGCGGAGTTTTTCGATCTCCTTTTCCTTAGTCTGGATCGCCTTCTGGTTGCTTGTGTAGATGGCCGGAGTCGCGTGCTGAAAGCCTTCGCTGATGACCGACGACGACTCCGGAACTACCAGTTCGATCTCAACGCCGTACTGCTCCAGGCGGTAGACGTCTCCCAGCGAGATCCCCATGACCGGCTTGATGGTGCCCATCTCCTGGTAGCCCTGCTTAATGAACACGGAGTTCTGCTCCAGCATCGCTGCCAGAGCGGGAAGGGTTTTCTCCGAACCTTGGTGGGGGATGTGGATGGCGATGTGCGTTGCGCCCTTGGTGTCGATAATTGCGAACATGGACTTCCTTGGTAGACGGGATGGATGAAGGTGGATCGGTCAGGGAAGCGGCGTTTCGCCCGGCGTCAGAGTGTCTGAGGCTGACTGCAAGTCAGCCCTGATCTCGCCCACGGTGGGCAGCGGCGAGCCCAGGCTCTGGTTGATGAACGCCAGCAGCGCGGCCGTGCCGACCGACGTGACCGACGTGATGTCGCCGAAGATGTAGGCCAGCGAAAGGTCAGGCGGATTGCCAGCCGTCGTCGGGATGCAGATGACGCCGTTGGCGCAGCGTTGGAGGGTGATGCTGGATGTCATGGTGTCCTTTCAGTAGCCGTAGCCGTCGCCGTAGCCGTCGCCGTCGCCGTCGCCGTAGCCGTCGCCGTCGCCGTCGCCGTAGCCGGAGCCGTCGCCGTAGCCGGAGCCGGAGCCGTAGCCGGAGCCGGAGCCGGAGCCGGAGCCGTAGCCGGAGCCGGAGCCGTAGCCGTCGCCGTAGCCGTCGCCGTCGCCGTCGCCGTAGCCGGAGCCGTCGCCGTAGCCGGAGCCGTAGCCGGAGCCGGAGCCGGAGCCGGAGCCGTCGCCGTCGCCGGAGCCGGAGCCGTAGCCGGAGCCGGAGCCGTAGCCGGAGCCGGAGCCGGAGCCGTCGATCACCGAATCAGGCGGCATTGATGCTCTCCTTGGCGATGTCCGTGCAGACGATCGTCTCGATGACGCCCGTGAGGCGGATCAGTTCGACCGTGCTGTCGATCTTGACGCCCGAAGCGAGGCCGTTGGCGGCGACGCCCGACAGCGCCACGCCCTTCTTGGCCTTCCACGACCAAAGCCGACGCGAGTCCTTGAGCAGCGCGACGTCGCCTTCTTGCGACACGAGTTCGCCGGCATGCACGCCAGCGGAGTTGCAGCGGCAGATCACGTACTTGCCGGCGAGGATGTCTTGATTCATGTGGGGTCCTTGGTTGATTGACGGGGCCGGCGCCAGTGGATTCAAACCACCCGCGGAGAGTGCACCCGAGATGCACGCTACGGACTCAAGTCGCCCGGTTGAATGCATGTTAGGCACGTCACTTGTGGTTGTCAATACCCTAACACATCAAAGGGTCAGCACTTGCGGCCACGTGGTGACGCGCCTAACATGGCGAGCAACAGGAGAACCAACCAGATGAACTTTACCCATCAATGGCATGTTGAGCACGAATCGACAGGAGAAGTTCGCATTCATCGCCCGGGCGGATCGATTGTTTGTATCGTTCATGGTCTGCGGGGTTGTGAGTTGGTCGACGAAGATGCTCGCCTAATTTCTGCCGCGCCTGAGCTTCTGGATGCCCTGAAAGACGTGTTGAGAATCGCCCGTGCGGCCAGCATTGGAATCACAGGGAACCAACCTCGCATCGAGCGCGCGCAAGCAGCCATTAAGAAAGCAACCGAATGACCAAGGATGAAGCAATCAAGTGGGCCGGCGGCAAGGTGATCGACCTGGCGGCCAAGCTGCGCATCACCCACTCGGCCGTGTGCCATTGGGAGACGATCCCCATGGTGCACCAGTACCGGCTGGTCGCGCTGTCGGGTGGCAAGCTCAAGCTCGATGCGGAGGAGAGCAAGCGAACGAGGGTGGCGTGAAGCTCCGCCGCTACCAACAGTCGTGCGTGGACGAGATCCGCGCCGCCTTTGCGCACGGCCACAAGCGCACGCTGCTCGTGTCTCCGACCGGTAGCGGCAAGACCGTGATGTTCTCCTACCTCGCCCGCGGCGTCAGGGCCAAGAACAAGCGCGTCTACATCCTGGTCCACCGCGACGAGCTGGTGGAGCAAGTCTCCGAGACGCTGGCAAAGTTCGACGTCCCGCACGGCATCATCGCTGCAGGTCGACCAGCCACACCATCGCAGGTACAGGTCTGCTCGGTGTTCAGTCTCGTCAACCGCCTGGACGACTACCCGCCGCCTGACCTCATCATCCCCGACGAGGCGCACCACGCGTGCTCCGGGTCGACGTGGGATCGGATCTTCAAGGCATGGCCTGAGTCGTTCGTGCTCGGCGTCACTGCGACACCGATCCGGCTCGATGGCAAGCCGCTGAAGGGATCGTTCGCCCATATGGTTCTGGGCCCGACGCCAGCCGAACTCATGGAGGGAGGCGACCTGTGCGGCTACACCCTCTACGCGCCGCCGGTCGCTATCGGCAAGCTCAAAAAAAGGATGGGCGACTATGTCAAGTCTGAGACGGCTGCAGCGATGGATAAGCCGCAACTGGTCGGCAATGCTGTGGAGCATTACAAAGCGCTGGCTGCTGGCAAGCGGGCCATCGTGTTTTGTGTTTCGCTCGAACACGCGGAGAACACGGCCGCTGCTTTTCGTGCGGCGGGCTTTGCGGCCCAGCGCATCGACGGGACCATGAAGCGAGGAGCCCGCAAGCAGCTCGTGGGAGCCTTCAGTGCAGGGACCATCCAAGTCCTTACCAGTTGTGACCTTGTCTCGGAGGGCTTCGACCTGCCGGCGATTGAGGTCGCCATCCTTATGCGCCCAACGCCCTCTTTGGCCCTGTATCTGCAGCAAGTCGGACGTTCGCTGCGCCCGTTCCCAGGCAAAGACAAAGCCATCATCCTAGACCACGCCGGCAATTCCGGTGTGCACGGCCTTCCCGACGACGATCGCGAGTGGTGCCTCGATGGCGAGGAGTCCGGACGCAAGGGCAAAGCGCCGCCGACGCTCAGGCTATGCGGTCGATGCTACGCGCACACCAAGTCCGGCGTGATGGTCTGCCCGCACTGCCAGTGGGCCTGGCCGGCCGAGGCGCGGGAAGTCGAGGCCGTGTCCGGAGAGCTAGAGGTCGTGAGTCCCGACGAGGTCGCGCGCGTCAAGCTGGACTTGCGGCGAGAGGTCGGCATGGCAAAGACCGCCGAGGCATTGATCGCCATCGAGAAGGCGCGCGGCTACAAGCCCGGATGGCATCGGCACGTCCTGGCGGCGCGCGGTGGTGTCAGGTAGCTCACAAATAATGCTTGCGTGGTGTATGTTATATTTATAACATAGATGCACACCAACCGAGGAACCCCCGTCATGAACCCCTACCAACTCGCCCTTAAGTACGCCGCCGATGCGGGCCGCGACTTCTACGTCAACCGCGTGTCCCTCTCGCGCGATGAGGAAATCCTGCTCGTGGAGCCCCACAAAGACCGCCTGTGCTGCGCGATCGCCCATCCGGACGGCAAGCTCGAGTACGTTGTGCAAGGCTACTCGCACCCCGTAGCGATGACGGCCCGCACGCTCGCGGTGCTGCTCGTCGCCGTCTTGTGTTCGGCGTTCCAGCCGGAGGCCCGAGCCGGCGACCTCTGGACGGCGCACAAGCTCTTGCACCTGACCGGCTCCGCAGCTCTCGCGGGCGTTGCCACCGACTACACCGGCAGCGAGTGGGAGGGCGCTGGCATCGCGTTCTCCGCGGGGCTGGCGAAGGAGGGGCTCGACGCCTATCGTCGCCGTCATCGCAATGGGCACGACATGTTCACCTGCGATGCGCTGATCGCGGATGCCATCGGTGCGGCCATCGGCGCCAAGATGGGTGGCATCTACCTGGAGCGCCAATCGCATGGCGTGCAGGTCGCCTACTCGACCAACTTCTGACCGCCCCTCGCAACCAAGGACTGACCCCACATGACCGATACCCGAATGGCCTACGCAGCCACATGGCCCGCAGATTCCAGCGCGGCCTACGCCATCTCCGTCGCCACGCCCGACGCATCAACCGCCGAGACGGTGTCCGGTTGGATCAAGGAAGGCGCCATCGTCTATTGCGTATCGGTGCAGCAGGCGTCCGAAATGTTCACCCGTTGGCTCGCCACCAAGGCCTGAAGGAGCCCCCACATGACCGCATCCAAGACCGAACACACCAAGGGCCAGCTGCAGGTTCTGATCACTGACAGCGAAGCGATGAAGGGTGCGAACTGCGTCCTGATCAGCGATAACGGCGACCAGATCGCTCGCTGCATGGCGCCGTTTCCATTCGACACGTCGTGGAACGAACGCGATGCCAATGCCCACCGGCTGGCGCTGGCGTGGAATTGCCATGATGAGTTGCTGGAGGCGTGCGAATCGATGATCAGTGCAGCCATGTTCGGCGATGAAGACGAGATGGATGCTGCCGTCCGTGCGGCTCATGAAGTTGTCGCGAAAGTCACCGGGAGCCAGTCATGACCCCCAATTCATCTGGTGGAGGGGCGGCGTTGGAGACGACCCTGCCGCCGTTGCCTGCTGACGGTGGCATCGGCCCCACCGACGACGAGTTTGGCTACACCGCCGACCAAATGCGCGCCTACGCCTTGTCCGCCATCCGCACTCTGGAAGAGAGGGTGGCGAGCTTGGAGGCGGCGTTGGGCGAGATGACCGAAGACCGCGACCGCCTCGACGCGCTGGTGAACTCGCCTGAGACGCGCGATTTCCTGACCGGCGTCCGCAACGAAGTCGCGCACCAGATCGAGCGCTGGGGCACCGTCCACGACCGCGCGAAGGAGCCGGCGGACTGGTTCTGGCTCGTCGGCTACCTGGGCGGCAAGGCGCTGTCCGCGCACGTCAAGGGCGACACCGAGAAGGCAATGCACCACTGCATCAGCACGTCGGCCGCGCTCGCGAACTGGCATGCGCACATCGCCCACGGCTCCGGCCTGATGCAGCCCGGATCGTCCGACCTGCAGGACTTCCTGCGCGAGACGTTCGGCTCGAATTTCATCGAGTACCAGACCGACCGAGCCGCTCTCTCCAAGACCGCCCAGCCGGGCATTGAGTGAAGGAATGATGTGGCGGCGTACTACAACGAGATTGACCCGTACGCCGCGGCTTGGTTGCGCAACCTGATCGACGCTGGGCACATCGCGCCTGGCGCGGTCGATGAACGGAGCATCGAGGATGTTTTCCCCGACGACCTGCGAGGATTCACGCAGTGCCATTTCTTCGCCGGCATCGGCGTCTGGAGCTACGCGCTTCGTCGCGCCGGTTGGAGCGATGACCGACCTGTTTGGACGGGTTCCTGTCCGTGCCAACCTTTCAGCGACGCAGGCAAAGGCGCTGGGTTTGCTGACGAGCGGCACCTCTGGCCGGCGTTCTTCCACCTCATCGGCCACCATCGCCCTGCAGTCATCTTTGGAGAGCAGGTTGCGAGCAAGGACGCAATGCCTTGGCTCGACCTTGTTCAAGATGACCTGGAAGCCGTGGGTTACTCCTTCGGGGCGATCCCGTTTCCGTCTGCGGGCGTCGGTGCCCCGCATATCCGTGACCGCCTGTATTGGGTGGCCGACGAGCCGAGCAACCGACGGGGAAAAGAACGTGCAGACGCTGGAAGGGTCGCTGCGAGAAATCGCACGCAAGGGTGGCCCGCAGGACTTGAATCAGGCCGCATGTCTGGCCTCTTGGGCAACGCCGGCAACGAGGGATTGGCACTCTGCCAGCGGTTCCCCGGAATTCCTAGCGGGTCGGGCGGAGCAGACGCGGGGCAAGCCCCTGTCGGAGCAGGCGTTCACGCTGGCGAGCTGGCCGACGCCGATGGCAGGCACGCCGTCTCAGAATGGCAACAACGCAGCGGGGAACAACGACAGCAGCCGGAAGACGGTGGCTTTGTGTCTACCCCGGGAGCCGGCCCGACTAACGGCTTCTGGCGCGCTGCTGACTGGCTCCGATGCCTCGATGACCGGTGGCGGCCAGTTGAACCCAGCTCATTCCCGCTGGCTCATGGCGCTCCCGCCCGAATGGGACGCCTGCGCGCCTATGGCAACGCGATCAACGCGGAAGCCGCTGTCGCCTGGATCAACGCCTACCTGACCGCCTCCTAAAGCCATCCCCTCACTCCAAGCGGGAAGACAAGCAATGGAAAACGCTTTTGACCAGATGCGCGATGCCGTCGCGCGAGCCAAGCAGGTGAACGAAGCCGTCGACTCGCAAGTCAATGCGCTGGTCGACCTGCTCTCGGGGCGCCTGGAGCGTGTCGCGCCCTGGAAGCTGGCGCGCCTGAAGATCGCCCTGCAGCGCTTCAATGCGCGCACCGGCGAGTGGAAAGACTAACCGCCATTCAAGCAGGAAGACCAGCATGACAACCGAGAAACTGCTCCCGTGCCCGTTCTGCGGCTGCAAGGCCGTGTGGTTCAAGACGGGCCGCGACATTGGCATCGAGTGCGAGGACGGGTTCGACTGCCCTGGCCGCGCTCAGACGAACGTCTACGAGCCGCAGTACCGACAAGACGTGATCGCCCAATGGAATCGCCGCGTGCTCCCCACCGGCGAGGACATCCGCGACCTTGCCGACCTTGAAGCCGGTCTCCGCGCCAGCAGTGCGCCAGCCCAGGGGATGGTGCTGGTGCCGCGCGAGTTGGTCGCGTTCCTCGATGGCGAATCGGCCATTGATGGCGTCTGGTTCGGCGAACGCCACCCCGATCACAAAGGCCTGTTCTGGTGGCGAAAAGCACTCATGCAGTGCGCCGCATCCCATGGCGCCGCTTCTGTTGCGGCTGGGGAGATGCAGCCGTGATCGCGCCGGAACTCCTTGTTGCGGACGTCGACAAGTCAACCGGCTGCGTTGTTCTCCGAACGCCTGACGGTGAGATCGTTTTCTACATGGCTGACGGGAAGATGAATCCACCAGTTCGACGCGGCAAGGAATGCGAAGCCTGCACGACTTCAAACCTCGCCACCGCGAAGGAGGTTGCGCGTGCATTCAACGCCCGTAAGCCAACCCCGAAACGCGAAGATGTTTGCACAGCAAAAGGACACGCATGACCCCCACCACCCCCATCCCGAATGCCGCCCGACCAGCAGCGGTAGCGGAAGCGCTGCCGTCCATTCAACTCGCCGAGCAAGTTCTGCATATGGAAATGGTGACCGAGCGCGGCAAGCGTGCACGCGAATTGGCACGGCAAGTTCTCGCCAGCCACGACGAAGCACTGCGCTACCTGCGGCTCATCGAGCACGCTACCGCGCCAGGCGACGACGCTGCCTATCACGAGAACGCGCACGAACTCGCTCAGGCCGCCCTCGCCGCTCTCGCGCTACCACCCGAAGCGCCGGCCGCAGCGCTGCGAGATTGGGAAATCACCTGCGACGATTGCGCCGGGACGGGCAAGGTCGACCACTCCGAGCCGCTGCATGTCGACGGCCGGTATATGGGCGACGATCTGTTTTGCATCCCGTGCGACACCTGCTTGAGCTGTGGCGTCCTCGTATCCATGGCAGACATCCCGAAGGAGATTCAGCGATGAGTATCGCCATTCGTTCACGCGCACTCGCCGACGAGGTGCTGCTCGCACTCGAAGCCTATAGCGGCGGAGGCGTCGACAAGGAAGAACTCGCCGAGAACTGGTCGTCAGGCCTGTTGCCCCGGGTCTATGACGCGCTCAACCTGTTCGCCATGCTCCCCCAAGCGCCGGCCACAGTAGAAGTGTCGAGGCTGGCGGAGGAGGTTCGCCTGAAGACTCTGGAGGCGGCCGCTAGCGTTTGCGAGAAGCTGGCATACACGCGCTTCGACGACCACGGCACGCGTGAGCCCGACACGGGCGCCTGCTACTACGGCGGCCGGAACAGCGACGAGTACGAAATCCGCGACGAGGAAGACCTCGACTGTGCGGCAGCGATCCGCGAGCTGGCCACCATGGCATCTACCGCAAGTGAGCCGGCCGCCCGCCTGGTGGGTGGAGAGGCGGCCGACGTCTATCGGATCGCGCTGGAGAGCATCGCTTGCGAGAAGCCGCGCCATGAGCCTGCGTCGAAGGCTTCCGGTTCGCCCGATCGCATGCGCTGCTACCACTGCGGATTCGCATGGCAGCCTGACAACAAGCCGTTTCACGCCTTCGGGTGCGCTTACGTCGAAGCGACAGAAGCCCTCGCCGCCACTCAGCCTCCCCGGGCTGCCGCAGGAGCGACGGGAGAGGCGACGTGAACGTCAATCAACTGCACCGCGAACTCGGCAAGCTGATCGCGGCCGGCCATGGCCGCAAGCCTGTCGCCATCGACATTCGCACCTTCTACACCTATGACCCCGCCGACGTGAACATCATCGGCATTGAGGAAATCGTTGGCCCGAAGTTCGTTTGCAAAACCGATGACGACGGCGGCACCAAGTGGAACAAGGATGATAGCGAGGCTGGAACTCGCACCGTGATCATTCAAGGAGATCACCATGAAATCTGACATCCCAAATGCCGCCCTGGTCGCCCAGGCGCAGGCGCTCATCATGCAGATGGTCGAGTTCGCCGGGGCGAGCACTCCTCTCGGCGAAAGGCTTGATTACAGCGCAAACGACATGCGTGACTACGCTCTGAGCGCCGCCGCAGCCTCTCGCCTCGCCACGTTGGAAGAGGCGGCTCAGTTGCTCGACAAATTCGCCTTCCACTCCGCAGCGCACATTGTCCGCGCCCTCTCAGAAGACAAGCGCCCTGCGGCGGGGAAGGATTGAGCATGCCGGCCAAGCCCAAGCCACCCCTCGAGTCCGAAGTTCAGCGAGAGATCCTGCTCGCCTCTCCGTCGCGCGACTGCAGACTCCTACGCAACAATGTCGGGGCGTTCGAAGACAAGACCGGCCGTTGGGTGCACTACGGCGTGGGTGGCAATGGCGGCTCCGACACCCTCGGGCCCACGACCATCACCATCACCACTGAGATGGTGGGCCACCAGGTCGCCGTCTTTACCGCCATCGAGTGCAAGAGAGTAGGCAAGCGCGCGACTGAAGAGCAAGATGCCTTCCTCGCCATGGTGCGCTCTCGCGGCGGCATCGGTGCCGTCTGCCACTCCGTCGAAGAATTCCAAGGAGCCATTGATGCCTACTGCGCTGCCCTCCGAGGCGCCAGCCCCCCGTCCGTCAATGTCCCCGCCAGCACCGACGCTCGTTCATAGCGTCGAGGAGCTGCCGCCCGTCGACCTGTCGCCCGCCATCGAGCGGCCACAAGCACAGCTGGTCATCGTCACGTCGGCCTCGGATAGAGACCGGCTGCGCTTGGTGCTGCCTGACTTGTGCGCGATCGTCTGGGACACCACTCGCATCGACGTCGACCTCGCCGAGCTACAGGCCAGGGAAGGGCGCCGAGCATTCATCTGGCTCGCTCGAGAGAAGACCACCGACTGGCTGGGCTTCCAACTCACCGAGATGGGCTACGCCGTCAACGTCATCAAGAAGCTGGCCGGCAACAAGCACGACCAGGTCATGGCGCAGTCCGGCTCCGAGATCCAGTCCTGGGTCAAGGCGCACATGAACGCGTGGGTGGCGCCGGCGATCGATGAGCCGGTGGACGTCATCCCTGACCCCGTCGTCGAGCAGCCGCCAGCGCCTGAGCCGGCCGCGGTGATGGCACATGAGGAGGCCGCCGATGCGCTGGCTGCCCTCGCGCGCCAGCAGGGCATCCCTGCCATTGGCAAGCGCATGCGCATCGACGACTGGACCGGCATGGGGCTGCACATCAGTCAGGGCAAGCCAACGCCCAACGTGTCCAACGTGTCGATGCTGTTCGACCACATCAAGCCCGGCGAGATCTGGTACGACACGTTCCGTCAGTCCATCATGACCGTGGACGGACCCGGCAGGGCCGCCAGGCGATGGACAGATGCTGACGACATCCGGTTGACCATCGAGGTGCAGCGCAACTGCGGGATGGTCAAGGTGGCCAAGGGGACCGTCACCGACGCTGTGGTTGAGTTTGCCATGCGCAACCTGCGCAACGAACTGCGTGAGTACGTCATGGATTTGCAGTGGGATGGCATCAGCCGCATCGACAAGGCGTTTGAGGATTTGTTCGGCGTCCAACGCAGCGATTACAACCGCGACGTCAGCCGGAATTTCTTCCGCTCCGCCGTTGCCCGCGCGCTCTGGCCTGGCTGTAAGGTCGACACGATGATCGTCCTGGAGGGTGAGCAGGGCATCGGCAAGTCGACCGTCCTGGAGAAGCTGGGCGGCCCGTGGTACTCGATCATGCGAGACAGCCCAGACTCCAAGGACTTCGCCATCGTGCTGGCTGGCAAGTGGATCGTGGAGATCGCCGAGCTCGACGTCTTCCTGCGCTCAAGCAGCAGCTCGAGCAAGCGTGCGCTCAGCACCGCCGTTGACACCTACCGTCCGCCCTACGGAAAACACTCGCTCGACCATCCTCGATCGTCGATCTTCGCTGGCTCAGTCAACCGCAAGGACTGGAACCGCGATGCGACTGGGGCACGCCGCTACTGGCCGGTGGACTGCAAGTGGGCCAAACCTGAGATCGCGGCGCGCTGGCGAGACCAATATTTCGCCGAGGCCTTCCACCTGATGATTCACGAGACGCCGCCTGGGCAGAATCCCGACTGGTGGAAGTTCACCCAGCCCGACCAGGTTCTCGCCGAGCAGGAGGCTCGCTACATGGTCGACGACTGGGAGGCGACGATCTCGTTCTACCTCAAGGGCAAGAGCAAGGTCGCGCCGAACCAGATATACGACGAGGTCCTGATGATCGACATCAAGGATCGAAACCACCGCACTCACGGCGTTCGCGTGGCCGACATCATGAGGCGCCTCGGATGGGAGTCCAAGTCGCTGTACACCAAGGCGACGGGGCAGAAGCGCTTCTGGATCAACAAGGACACGTGGACGGGCGGCTAGGCTACACCCACCCACCACCTCAATGACAACAGGCCCAAGAAGGGCCTGTTTGCGTTGATGGCGGGGGTGTTGGCAGCCTAGACCACCTCCGACACGCGCACCAGGTTTCCGAAGTCGTCCATGACGCAGAGGCACATGGGGCAGTTAACCATGGGCTCGGCCACCGAGATCCACCAGAACCGCCTGTCCTGGCTCGAGCGCCAGTGCTGGAAGTAGCCCTCACCGGCTTGGTAGCTGTCGCCGGTGCCTAGGCGATGGCCGGTCACAGCGACACTCCAAGATAGATGGCCAGACCTTCGGCGTCATAGCCGATGAACTCAGCCATCCTCGGAGAGGACGCGGCGGCATAGCCTTCGTTCCAGGCCTTGTAGTTAGCCTGACCGTTGTCGTCCGCCAGCCGGTAATACGGGTTGCAGCAGACCCAGTCGCGCTTGGCGTCGCTGCGGGCGGCCTCGAGGCCTTGTTGGTAGGCGGGGGTGTGGGTGGCAGTCATGGTGCGGCTCACAGCGCGTACAGCCCGCAATGCGGCTCGAACTCATAGTGCTTGGTCCCGTCCCGGTTGACCAGCTTCCAGCCGTGCGCCGTGCGCGCCGTGATCCTCAGGCTGAGGAATCCGACCTTGACTTGCTCGCCGACGGCCCAGACCTGTTGAGCGGGCTTGCGATGGGTGGTTGAGAACATGACGGGCTCCTGTGTTGGTGTGCTTGCATGTTAGCATGCTAACAAAAGAGCGCAACCACGTACCTGAGCACGATCAGGGGTTATTGGTCATGCGTTGTGAGCAACGTATTACGTAGCCAGCACTACTGATACAAGCAGTCACAGATAGTCAGCCAGAGCACAGCTACAACCCCCGCAAACACATCGCAAACCGATCCCCAAACCTCCTGGAACCCGCATGAATACTGAGTAAACCTTTAAACCTTTATATAGTAAAGAGTTAATAGAGGTGGTAGCTACCAGTACCACCAGTGGTATACACCAGTCCCCTGCATAGTTGGGAACAGGCGTTTAAGCGTGGTGAGAGTTTGGCGGGCCGCTAACCCGCATGGATGCTCACTCTCGCTTCAAACGGCTTCGCGTTTGAGGATCGAGCCGCTTGACTAGTTCAGGTTGGTGTGCAACGCGCGTGAGACCGACACTCAAACACTCAAAC